GTCACCTTGATAACCGCCTGCATCTGAACTACCACCTCATCGTCTTGGGTGCCATCCAGTATCATCTGGGACAGGTTGGGGTCAGCAGCAGCGATTTGCTGCATGTCAAACTTTTGCTTGAAGGTGCGGTCTTCCATGACCCACCCACAATAAGTAATCATAATACCACGCTCTAGGAAGTAGTTGGCGGCTAGCTCTGCTTCACGCTTGAAACGTGGGATGTAGCCAGACTTGGTCATCCACTTCAAGAAGTTGCTAACCACCTTCGACCTCGGAACATCCGCCACCTCAACAGGGAAAGCCTGAATGTTCGCCCGGTTTAGGGCGGACATAAACAAAGATACTAGCCGGGTAACACGCTCATCAATAACATGACTTTCCAAATCAGATGCACCATCCCATGGAAAAGCATCAGCTCCATGCTTACGCAAGTCCCTACTTTTCCCCGGCCACCAGTTACGCCTGTCGTCATAAGACGTGCGGCATACATCGTAATAAGCAGAAAGCTCATTGCTAGTGGTCTGGTATGCCTGACGCAATACATCTACGTCTGGAGACTTCCCCAAGTAGGTGATGGCCTTGGAATAGTTTTGGTTTTCCATGTTACTGCTCTTCTATTTTCTTGCGAACACGATCCACCAAAACATGGGGATAGTTCTTGTTGATGCCTATCTTATCACAAAAATCCTCCAATTCCATAACAGCACCCCAATTTCCAGTAGAAAATGATCTAAACACTTCCCATCCAAGAAATCTATCCACTTGCTCTAGTTGCCATTTTCTAGAGGAAATAAGCATATCTAGCTCACGTTCTTCTGTATCTGTAAGAGATTCCACTAACATCTTCTATGGCTTCTATCAGTATGGTTTTTCCCACTAGCTTTCGGGCGAGTTTCTTGGGTACCAATACCGGAACCTTCAACTGCCTGTCCCTAATGTAAGCATATACATACTTTTTGTTAGGTGCCACCTTGATGACATAAGCCTTATAGTGGGCCGGAGTGGCTTCTGGGACATCCATGGCATCGGCCAATATATCCTGACCCTCTTCACTGATCCAGGTGTTCTTACCCACACCAGTAATCATGTCGGAAGACAGCTTTTCCTTGGCCAAGCTCAATAGCTCATCCCATTCATAATGGCCTTGCTGGGCCAACGCACTTAGTCTTATTTTCATTTAATATCCTCCAGAAGCTCGACGAGTGACGGCCAAGTCGCGAGCGGTTACATGGACAGGACCTTCTCCACCATTCGCCATTCGCAAATAACGAATGACATCAAAGAAGTCCTTAAGGGGTTCGTCCATTTTCCCCTTTGAGTTGTAGTTGATGAGGCTATCAATCAAATTGCGACAGCTCTCGTGAATGTAGCACCTCGGGCGGTTGGCCGCATCGATCGGCTCATTCGGGTTGTAATTAAACCACTCATCCAATGCAGACAATCCCACCTCCTCCATCCGGCCATCGGATGGAACAAATATAAATCCATACTCCTCGAAGGACATAAATAGGTCCTCATTGTTCTCGTTCTCCTTTGCAAAAAACCTGGAGTCTCCGATTCGCTCAAACACTTCCACCCCTAGGTCATCCTCCACCTCATCGAACAATTCGCAATAGCCATGGACGCTCAACCCTATCTTCTTGGAAGCAGGACCATACCTCCATTTAGGATCCCCGAACTCAGCCCATTCACCATAAGTGTCCCAATCGGGCCACTCCCGGCAAATGTAAACATTATCCCGCTCATCCACCGCAGCCCAGATCGAGACATAGTTTCTAGCACCCGCAGGGTCCACCACCTGATAAACCGTATACCTAGCCTTGTTGGACACATCGGGAAATTTCATCCCATACTTGTTCTCCTTCTGATCACTCAACACATTCACCTCAGTGTTAAATAGAGGAAGGAGAGAGGTCATACTCTTAACCGGGACACCATACGCCCGGACAAGGATCTCCTCTTCTGGCCTGCCACGAAGGTCCTTCGCTATACGCTCATACCCCCCGAATGGGTTTTCGTCGGAATGCAAATAGACCACAGAAGCATCCCTAGAGGGGCTGTACTGCCGCACAGGGACCTCGCGGCCCTTGATGAGGGCTGCACTCCTAGTTTCCAATGTCTCGACGTTCTTGAGGTAATCAGAGATGAAAGGTGTGTAACCATCTATAGGTGTAAACCCTACACCCATCACAGCATCTCGGGTGGCTAAACGAAACCTCAACGTGTTGACTAGCGTAGCGTCACCCAAATATTCATCCAACCAAGCACCAATATTGATCCCCGCAGGATCAGGAAACCCATATTCGAACCCTTCAAGGATGGTTTGGTTGTTGCTAAACTGAGTGTATGTCTTGAAATCAACCCTAGTTCGGGTATCTGGAAAGATGAAGCTTTTACCAGTGAAGCCATTTTGCATGGAAAAGTTGATGTAACCATCCATGCTTTTGGTCTTCTTCTTCATCTCCCGAGGCATCATCTCCCATATCGCAGCTTGCTGCACCTTAATGGAGGTGTCTTCATTCTGGCTAAAGCATACAACATGGCCATCCCTACTCTCCGTAACGGCCTCCATCACTATCTTTGCAAAACCAGTGGTCTTGCCAGACCTGTTTCCCCCGAGAGCCAAACACTCGTTATGGGTGTTCAATCCATTGCGGATGCGTTCCCAACCGGGCAGATCAAACCCGTAACGGATGGGATCGTTGACACTTGCCTCTATACGCCCCTCATGTGCCTTGTGAAGCTGTTTTAGCAGCGGGAGGTTATGATTGTATAGCCAAACTATCTCCTCCGCTGTAGGGGCTTCTAGGAAGGGATGTTCTGTAAAACTAATCATCTATCCAATCAATCCTCTGCAACTCTTGTTGAGACTTCTTCGCAACAAGGGCCAACAACACCGCTAGGTTTTCTTGGAAATGTTCACTATCCACCTTGTTAAAGATGTCGTATTCAAACCCATTGTCAGTGATGGAAGCCACCATCACGGTTTCCCATTCCGGAACAATGGTTTCCAAGGACTTCTCAACAAGCTGCATGTTTTTGTTCATATTACTCAATGATCCTTCTTATCCCATGTCTAATTGGAGCCACCCGAAATGGGCTACGCTCAATGGTGGAGGAAGTGGGAATCGCACCCACGTCCGGAAAGGACACTGCCTCTTCCGTCGAATCTATGTTTCCCCCGAAAATTCGTTCCCAGCCCCGATCGTATGCATCCCTATCGGTGGTCCTGTCTCTGTCGCCTTTACCGTTCATCAATTATCTCCGCAGGTATAGCACCCTCAGCCATCTGGCTACGGGCTTGTTCCATGAGCTTCTTGTAGTCGTCGTCCGTCCACACCTTCTCCTCACGGCTGATACTCGTTGCCTCCCCCCGAGCCAGCATAGCTTCGCGGCTACTGTTGGCCTTAGCAATGGAGATGTCCTTGATGTCCTTGAAGGTGGGCTTTAGCTCACCACTATCCATGCCATCACGCACACTCTCTATCATGTCCTCCTCCAGGCTAGTTATGTTGAGGTAGGAGTAGGAGGCTAGCTTGCCCCCGAGTTCACGCCATTTGCCCAACTGATCAGCATAGGTGGAAATGATGCGTATCACCGTTGATCGGTCATACTTGTACTTCTTGACCAAGCAGGTTTGGGACTTCCCCTGAGAATGGAGGAATAGAATGTGGGCAGCCTTCTGCGGATCGTACCGCTCCAATAGCTTGACGTGTGGAGGAGCAGCAGCCTCAGCTCGACGGAGTTCGTCTTCAATGGATGCTAGTAACTCGTGCTTTATGGCTGCTTTATCGTCCTCCACGATGGGAGAATACCAAATGGGGGCCATGAAGTCAACAAATTTTCGAAGGGCAGTTTATGAGTAGTAGTGACCGTGTCTCGCGGGAGTTGACTCCCCCCCCCCTTTGTTTTGTTTGGCTCGTCACTGTGGTCAATGTGAGGCGGTACATCATGCCGCGAAGCGGAAGGTATAAGCGAAGCGCACCTATAACGAGCGCAGCGAGTTCTATTATTGCGGCGGGCGGATACGGAAAAGCCGGAAGCGGTCGCGCGTGGGTTGCGTTTTCGCTTCCG